CTATACCAAGCCTGTAAATTGCCTGATGCTACACCTTCTTTGTGATTGTAAGGTTCTCTACCATTGTATATGGTTTTAACTTGATTAATGGTTAATACTGAATTATAATATGCTACTTCTGATATATTGCCTTTTGTTTCTCTACCTGATTCACTTGTTCCTATTTTAAAATTAATAGAAGCATCTCCTAAATCATCATTTGTAGCTGATGCATTTGTAGCAACAAGAACACCATTTAAATACAATTTTAAAGTATCTGCAGAGTTTGACCTTGTTCCAACAATGTGATACCATTTACCAAATTCCCAAGAATCTGAAGGACTTATTGCATTTTGTCTTGCAACATCACCATTAGTATCAAAGAAAATTGTATTATTACTTTCAACTAAACAAATGCCCCAACCATCACCTGAACCTAAAGTATTACCTTTAGCTACTATGTCATGATAATCAGAACCACCTTTAGTAGAAACTTTACACCAAGCACTAACACTAAAATCATTAGTTCCTACATCTAAACTTGAATCTGAACCACAATCTACATAATCATTAGAGCCATCAAATGCTAAAGACTTTTCATCTCTGAATACATCACCAGTTGTTGTAATTCTGCCCTTAGCAAACATTAATCTTTTACCACACCAAATTGAAAGATAATATCTTCACCTGAACCAATAACAATATCACCACCACTTACATTAACTACACCATAATATAAATCTTTTGATGATGATGAGCCTTTTAATACTAAACCAATATTACCTTTTGTGCATACTTTAGCACCACCTAAATCAACCCAATTAGATAGTTCTACAATAGCNAAACTATTGTCAGCAGCAGAATCAGCCATANTAGGAGCACTACCAACTGTTCCTAAATCTCCTGAATTATCTGTAATTATTACATATATAGTTCCACCAGTATCTGATAAATCTATTGCTGATATTGATTGTAATATACATGCACCACCTTTTACAGCAACTGCATTACTAATAGTTTCACCTTCTGTCATTAAATCACCAGTTTGATAAGTTGCTTCTGTAATATTAGGTGTGTGTTTAATTAAATCAACTTCCATCTTGTTTAACTTCTCAACTACTGCATATTTTCTTAATTGTGTTTCTGCCATTTTGATTCTCCTTTAAGGTTGGCTACCATGAACAAGGTTCATAATAATTTATTTATTTTCTTTTTTATCTTTCTTAGATGCTTTCTTAGCTTCTTTCTTAGGCTTCTCTGCCTTGATTTCATTGCCTTTAGCATCACATTCAGTAAATCTTTCTTTTAATGAATTAATATCATGATTAGGTGTAACCTTGATAATTGTTCCATTTGCTTTTTTAAAATATTCCATAAATTTTTTCTCCTGTTGTAACAAAGGGCAGTTTTACCTGCCCTTGTTATTATGATTATCTATTAAGAAACATCAGATAAGATATAAACTCCAAATGAATCATGGATTTCTATTTCTTTCCAAAATCCAGTAGCAACATATTCTGTTGTTCTAAATGAAGCATTTCTTTCTGTTTCTATTCTCATTAATCCTTCAGGTCCTATTGCAAGTCCTAAAGCACCTTTTGAAAATGCAAAACCAGCAGCATCACCACCAGAACCTACATCTTCATTGATTTGGTCTGACCAATAAACATTAAATCCAGCTATTGTTCCAACCATACCATTTACTAATTTAGATTGAGATAGTGGATTATCTGCTTGTGTTCCTGCTGAAGGGTCTACTAACAATCCTGATAGACCTTTTGCACCCCATACTTGCTTAGGTGATAACACTAAGTTATATGGAAATGGAGCACCTGCTGCTCTTAACTGTCTCATTGAACCAAAGATATGATCTAATGCTAAAGCAGTTCCTGCTGCACATTCTGTTTGTGAGAAAGCAGTTCCTAATGCTGTTAGGTCTGCATCAAGTTTAGCTGATACTGCATTACCTAAAACATCACCAACATTACCTGTATAATCTTCAGCACTACCCATAGCTGCTAAATCAGATACATCTGTTCTAATAACATGCTCTGATACTAAAGCAGTCTTAGCTGCTGTATCAATAGATGTCATTGTAGTGTAATCTGCACCATCTGTTGCTGCACCAACATCACTTGAAGCAATCTTAGTATAATCAACAAATTGAACTGTTAAAGCACCTTTTGGACATTGTCTTGAAGTTATTAGTGGCAACATCACATTAGCTTTGTTAAATGCAACTACTGCATCACCAATAATAGTTCCTACACCACCTACAACTCTTCCTGCACCTGTATCACTTACTGCATCTGCCATGATACTCTCCTTTAATCATTATGTCTTTCAACTGCATAAAGCCTTCATTTTGACATAGCTATTTATTTTTTTTTGCTTGTTCATAAGGCTTTCTTAATGTTCCTTTACCAAATCCACCAAAGTAACCAAAAGACTTAGATATAGACTTACCTTCAGCTTGGTTATTTGCCCTTGTTTCCATTTCATCAATGTATTCATCATAGGACATCTTACCATTCTTATATCTAACATCTACATCACCATCTTTTTGTGGCTTTAATTCCATATCATTCTTAGGGTCTAAATCTTTACCTAATAACTTGCTATGTTTTTTATTCAAAGCCAATGTTAATACCTGAGTTTATTTGTTTTTTAGATTCTTCATAACCTTTAGGGTCTTTAGATGCCCATTCAGAGTAAGAAGAATAACCTCCCATATCACCTGCTTTGCCAGTAGTGGCTCTTGCTGATGAAGTAGTAGGTGCTGAAACACTAACAACCTTACTTACATATTTCTCTAATTTATCTAAGCTCAAACCATCTGCAATAGATTTATCATCATCATCAGTTAATTTGCCCATTAATGATTCTCTTTTATTAGCTTGGTAAGTATTCCATTGCTCTGATTGTGTTTTAAATTCATCTCTTTCCTTCTGAACAATATTAAGAGCTTCTTTTAGCTTTCCATCTTCTACCATTTTAGCTTCTTGTTGTTGTTTAGTAGTCTGATTCATTTTATCAATCTGTGCTTGTAACTTACCAACTTGTCCTGCAAGATCATTCTTTGCTTGATTAACTTCTGCAAATCTATCATAAGGAACATTTTTATTATCAGCTTGTGTGCTGTTGTTATTATCCTGAGTATCTTCAGTTGTTTGAGTAACATTTTCTTCTGACATTTTTTACCTCTGTTTGTTGAGTTTTAGTTGAAAATTCTTATATATAATATAACTTACTAAATCTTTTATACAATTATTTTTTAAATAAATTAAAATAATACTTGACTTATATTATTATAATTTTATAATATATGGGGTGAGTGAGAATAAACAAATAAATATGGAGAAACAAATGAAAAAAACAATAACAACAGACAATTTTAAAATTTATGAATGTAATAAAAATTTAATTGTTAATAATCCAAAATTAAAATTAATTAAAGAAACATTTACTTTTAATGAAGGCAATGAAAATAGTTGGACTACATTGTCAAAATATAGTGATATACAAACAATAGAATATTTAGTTAAATAATAAAGTAATAAAGTAGAATTTAATAAAAGAGCCACTTAATTGTGGCTTTTTTATTTCCTACCTATCTTGTATCTTGTAGTCTTATTAGGTCCTAATCTTTTCTTTATATATCTATTAGCTTCCTTAGATAAATAGTTAATAACACCATCAGGCATAGGTTGTGATTTAGATGTTAATACTCTGCCCATCTTCTTTAACCATTCTACTCTTGCACCAAATGTAGTCCAACCTATTTGGAATCCATTCCTCATTGTTTTAATTAAACTATAATCATTAAGTAATTCTTGTGTTAATACTGGTGCTTTACTATTAGCATAATCAGATGCTTGTCTTTTGAATTTGTTTGCTCTTTTTCTTTCACCATATAATTTACTATATGATTTGAATGGTTTACCAAATACATCTTTAGCATCTTGGAAGATATGTTTTCTATATCTATCTCTTACATTAGGTCCTATCTTTAAAAAAAACATTTTATCAAGCATTTTCTAATCTACTTTCTGCCTTACTTTGTTCATTAAAACCTAATCCTTCTGATGAAGCTATTTCCCATTTGTGTCTGCAATTAAATCCACCACCATCTAACAATACACCATCACCAAATCTTGATCTTATTTCTTCTAATGTTAATGCACCAGCAGAAGCCATTTGTAAACATTCATCTCTTGTTTTTTCATCTACTGGTCCTATATAAACATATTTAGTTGATCCAGGTGCTATATTCATCATCTGATTAGTTACCTGTCTTGAATAAGAATTAAGGCTTGTATTAACTAATGTTTGCATTTGTGAGTTAGATATACTTGCATTAGTAACATTCTCTAATATCTGTGTTGTAGATAGTCCTGCTTGTAATCCTTTAACAACTTCAGTTCTAATGCTACCTGATATTGTTCTTATTATAGAGTTATCAAATAATTGTTCATTAAGTGCT